CAGCCCCGCTGCTTCTGACTGGAACCGTCCCCGATTTCTCGGAGATAGTTGGCTAGTGCCCGCATGAATTTGGGACGCATCCCAAACAGCGACAATCTGTTTCGGCTTTGCACGCACCCCATTTCATTTAAGAAAGACATATTCGTTTCCAAGAAAGTGATAAAGATTTTTCCCCAGCCTGACGGTTCGCTTCTGGCGTCCTTAGCATGGGAACGATTTGTTCCTAGCGCAGAACTTGTTCACGCGTATGGGTGCCGACTGGCACTCGGCATAAATGAGAGAGCCATCGCACGCGGGAAATACCAGGATGAGAACAAGAACATCTACTGCGGCGCCTATCAGGTTAGAGCAAGCGCCGTTCGTGCGCTACCGAACGAGGTGGATGAGGTCGAGTTTGCCGATGTCGTTCATCATACGGAGTCCGGGGAAATTGCCCACACGGATTTAAGAATTGTTCTTTTCCCGAGACCTGATTTGAATGTCGAGAGTGCGACGACGGCGATAGTGGACCGTCTTTGGAATAATTTCAGCGGGCCGCTGCGGCACATCTGCGATTGCGACCAAGAAGTCAATCCGCATCCGAGCGCAAAACTCGACGCCGCACCCCTAGGCGAGTATTCAGATAATCGATCTCGCTACTATCGCCGATGGTCAATCATCAGGTGGCGACTACTCAGTTGGCTGTGGGAAATCCTGCTGCGAAAAAGAGACTAGCGGGCCGTGTTTTCTCTCATTGCCTTGACTCTACACAGATAGTAAACATTTAGCGGACCGATCCCAGTCGATACTCCCCCGAGGGCATAACCGTGGCATACAAGCAAAGACGAAGGGCTGCCTCGGCCTTCTTGCGTGGCGGGAAAAGCATGCGTTCAGTTAAAATTGTTTATGGCCCGCAAACGAGATGCAGCAACCATCGCCGCGAACGCGCGACGGGAGATTGAGCAGGCCTTCGGGCGACTGAGCATCTTTCAGCGACCTCGCGGAGTTGCCGCTCTATATTTCGCCGCTGCTATGGACGCGGAGGCGGTGAAAGTGCTTTTCTCTCCGTACGAAGATGCCCCTTCTTCGAATATGGCGCATCGCCGCGTTGTGGAGGCGAGCGCGTTCGGAATTCCCGCCATCTATAGCGACTGTCCTCCCTCGAGTGATTCTGCTGGCGGCATCGATAGGCAGATTTACGCGGAGGCGAGGGAGTTGTTTGAATTCTGCTACGCGTATGAGCAAGTTGATTTCTCATTCAAGCTGGCGGATAAGGGACAATTTCAAATCTTCGTCTCGAACCGGCAGCCCAGGATCACATTTGCATACGCGGACAAGTCGGCCGATATTGCCGAGACGGCGCTTCGTGGGCGAGAACTGGAGATTGTTTTTACCCGCGAGCGCCTGGGGGTTGACTTGAAGGCTCAACGCCAGATTCTCGGTACGCTTACGGAAGCGATGCGCTCTCATGTCACCTGCCAAAATGGCCGATGCGAGTACACGTGCAGTGCTGACGAGATCCAGATAATGAGGAAACTCGGAGCGGAGATGGTTAAGTCGTTCCCGGCCGAGATGGAGGCCGCCGCGTCTGTTGACGGAATCACTTTTGGCCAGCTTCGACTTTTTTGGGGAGCACTCCTCGCCCTGTCGAACACTCACTTCATGGCACATCAGCTGGCCTCCAGAGGCGACGTGTCAAGGTGGCCGTTCGAGACGATGGTCCTTCGCAAGGAGCGTCGCGCGTTTGTTGAGATCATCTCCCAAATTACTGAAATGCCCGGAGATGTGGTGGGCGCGATCATCGGATGGCACGTTTACGACCCGCGCATTTCAGATAGGTGTCCGATTTTGCAGCCGTTCTTGCCGCTCGGCAAAGATGACCTGTGTCTGCCCTTGTTGTTCGTAAGTGGGAACAATATGGAGCGAAACTTCTTCAAGCTGATGAACCGTCACCCTGCTCTGAGGCGCTTCGCTCGGGCTGTGGAGGATCGGAAAGAATCGGTGGCCCTCGCGGAATTAGCCCTAGTCTTTCCAAAACCGAAATATAAGACACGCGACTGCGTCAAAATTCCCGGAATCACTGACGCGGACTTGCTAGCGTACGAAGCGGAATCGGGCTTTCTATTCGTCTTACAGCACAAATGGCTCGCGCCGCCCGAAACCGCGGAGGAGTCTTGGGCTAACGACGCCAAGCTTGCTGCGGGAGTGGCTCAAGCCATCAAAGCGCGGGACGCGTTTCGGGTTCAACCCGAGTTGGTCCGTCGCGCCTTGGGTCTTTCGGCGGACGAGCGGATCGAGAGGATTGAAGCTGTTACGGTCTGCCGGGGATTCGAGCATACTGGTTTCGTCGGATCCACCGCTGTCCCCGTAATTTCCGAGGTATCGTTCACGACGCTCTACAATCAGACTCGGGAATTCGGACCTTTCTGGGAAGCATTGAATTCGAGACCCGACCAACAGCGAGCAAAGGAGCGCGTCACAGATTTCAAGTGGCCGTTGAGACTCGCGGGCTTCGAATTCGTGATGCCCGGATTAATGTATTGATCCTTATTACAGCGAGGTTCCAATGGAAAAAGCTGTGATCCTCTCCGTCGTAAAAGACGAATTCTATAAACACAGCTGGGATACGTTCGTCGATGAACCGCCAAGCGTTGCTCAAGGCGGGAAAGGTGTGGTCGTTCCGGGGTGTCCGCAATGCCGAAAGCGGATCCAGACGATCGGCCAATTCGTAGACCACTTGTCCGAGCACGTCTCGGCGCGAGTGCTGGGTGCCAAAGACTTAACCCATTGAAGTCGAAACGCGCGTTGACCCGGTTGGGACGCTTTTTGTACCCCGTTCGCGTCCATTTTCCATTTGGACGCTGGTGTCGTGGAAGACTACTATGGGCGGTATGGCACCCTTAACTTGGTTGGCAATTGCCGCTTCGGGCTTGGTGCTCGGGCAGGTGCAAAACTTCGGCACCGACCCCGACGAAAAGAAGCGTGGCGAAAAAATGATTTCTCAGGGCGAACGAGTGGTCGCTCAAAACGAGAAGATGGTTAAGCAGCAGTGGATTGCAATCGGTATTGCCATAGTTGCGCTGATCATCAGTTTGTTTGCGCTTTTTCGGCACTAGTTGCCGAACCGGGCCGTCAGTGTTTGTGCACCGCGTTGTCAAACCTGGCGAACAATTCCTCGCCCGCTAGTGGTCATTTCTTCGACCCGTGAGGAGTTTTATCGTTATCGGTCGCGGTGCAGCCAATTTCGTCTCTTTCTGTTTTCCGACCCGCAAGTAATGCCGACAGTAACCGTCCGGCTTTACTCGAATGATGCCCACGGCTGGTAGTAGTTCTTTCATCGATTTCAGCAAGTCGAATCGTCTGCAGGCCGCATCAGTCAGACCCACACAAAACGCTACCCGTGCCCGGGATCATTTGTTAGTGACGAGCGTCTCTCCGGCATCCGAATTCTTGGATGACCTAAAAAAGTAGGCTTTTGGGCATCCTCGTACACCGGCCGCATCTGAAGGAGAGATGCAACATTATACCCATCTGCGAAGCGCCTGCGCGCGCCGTATGTCTCTGAGAATGCTCGCGGCAGCTGGCAATAAATGCAACAGAACCGACATCGTGTTGCAGCCTTTGAGGCTGCTTCCCAGAACTCCGTTCATGGACTGGCGAGAGCAGTGTTCGGTTAGCTCAGGCATTGGAGAACTCGCGCAGACAAGGTGGAGGCCGCGGACATACATGACCCGATCCCAAAACTCATCCAGATAAAATCTCATACCTCGGGGGCAACGATGGGAGCTGAGTTTCGTGTGCACGTCAGCGCCACGCTCGCGAACGAAGTGACAAAAGCGGCGAGGACGGTCGGCCCTGAGCCGGAAAGGTGCGTCGAAGAAATCATCGAGTCGTGGTGCGCGGGTCGGCGTCTCGTGCGAATGGACGCGGACGCCCGCTCGCAAAACGAAAGGCGATCCGCATGTCACTCGCCCTACACTTCCCACACTCTAATCCCTCATCTGACGCAGATGTTAAGATTGAGACATGCCCGTAGAGATGTTCGTTGATGGCCTAGAGCCTGAAAATCAAAATGCCGTCATTTGGCGGTTCATGGACTTTGAGAAATTCAGGGACCTGATGACGACCAGCGAGCTGTACTTCTGTCGAGCCGACCGCTTCTGTGACGAAAGCGAGGGCCTGCCGCCGCAAGAACACAGGCATCTCAGTCGAGACCTGTTTGATGAGCAACGCCAAAACGACTCGACCGGGTCCATCGCTCAATTCAGGGAAGGATTCTTCGTCAATTGCTGGCATCTCTTATCCGAAGAAACAGCGCGTATGTGGAAAGAATACGGGAAGGACGGTGTTGCGGTGTGTTCACGCTACTGCCTTCTCAAGTCGGCTCTGGATTCGTTTGCCGATCGGGCGTTCTTGGGACTCGTGCGCTACGGCTCGGATCATCTGGTCCGCTGGAACGTAATCCGATTCATAACGACGAAGCAGGAAAAATACAAACACGAACAGGAAGTACGCGCTCTTCTCTGGATTCCAGACCAATATGCTGGCATCAACCGTCATTTCGATGAGAACAACAAGGCACATCCCCGACCGCTGACGCCGCCGCCGGCACGCGTGCCAGGATTTCATCGACGAAAGGTCGAAATCGGATCGCTGATCACGGAAGTCATCGTGAGTCCGATAGCATCCGATTCTGTGCTGTCAGAGGTTGAGCTATTGGTACGCAAGTGCGGCTACTCCATCAAGGTGCGGCCTTCCGAGTTGACGCCTTACAAGCATCTACTTCCGTGAACGGACGCATCAAGCGTGCCGATCCGTGCGATTCTGATTTACAATCTCCCTGAAATAGGCGATACTTATACTGTATATGAACAAGGCTAAGCTCAAAACGCACCAAGCTGCCGCCGCGGTAGGGATTCACCTGAGCACGCTGAACGAGTGGATCGCGAGCGGGAAGGTCAAGGCTCCGAAGCCGGTACTTGTCGGCGCGGTCGGGATGCGTTTGTGGAGTCCCGCCGACATCGCACGTCTGCGCGTCGTGAAACAGAAGATCTACCGGAAAGGCCGCGGACGGAAGAAGGGAGCAGGGACGTGAGATTGTGAAGTAAGCGCCCCGCGCCGGTGCTGATTACACCGACGCGAGGCTAACCACATTGCACGGATGAGGTGCAGCATGGCTGGAAAATATCGTACCGCAGTTTTGATTTACCTGTTGTTCTTCGCAGTCGCCCTGGGCGTTTTCCTGACAGGGCATCCCCGAATCGCTTTCGCGATCATCTTTTTCGCGTGGGCGATTCTCGCTTTATGGATTCGATTCGGGCGCCAACGATGAGCCGACGCGCCGATTCCTTTCCGATTTCAAAGTCGTATTCACAGGACGGGGCAGAAGTGTCTTCACGGGAGGCGATAGAAATGGAAAAAGCATCTGAACTCACGAGTGGCAAGCCGCGCCGAGCGCGCGGCACGGGCGGACTTTGGCGTGTCGGGCGAATCTGGTGGATGCAATACCAATCGCGCGGCCAGCGGTTTCGCGAGTCGACCGGCACGACTGACGAGGAACAGGCCAAGCGCGCGTTGCGGCGCCGACTGCGCGAGGTTGCGGCGGACGTGTTCCGGCCTGACGCGCAACGGATCGCGTACGAGGATCTTCGCGCGGCCTACATCTCCGACTACGCGACGAACGGCCGCAAGTCGCTGCGATTCGACAAGGAAGGGAAGCCAAAGCTCGACAAAGTCGCGCGGCTCGACAAGTTCTTCGCAGGACGCCGGGCGTCGGAGATCGACAGCGACCAGATGCGCAAGTTCACCGCGGCGCTTCAGGCGGAAGGACTCGAAAACGGAACGATCAATCGCTCGCTCTCGGCGCTGCGGCGGATGTTTCATCTCGCGAAGCGGGACCAGAAGCTTCGCGACATCCCATACTTTCCCATGTTGAAGGAAGCGGAACCGCGTCAGGGTTTCTTCGAGCCGCAGGAATACGTCGCGCTTCGCAACGCCCTCCCCGATTATCTGCGGGTGCCACTCGCCATCGGTTACTACACCGGAATGCGGCGCGGCGAGATTCTCAAGCTCAAATGGAAGCAGGTGGATTTCATCGCCGGCTTCATTCGACTGAACGCAGGCGAGACGAAGAACAACAAGGGGCGCAACATTCCGATCATCGCCGACCTGAGAACCGTGGTCCGAGAGCAACACGCGAAGCGACAGCCTGGCTGCGAACTCGTTTGCTTCCAAGTGAATCTCGCAGGGAAGGCCGTTCCTGTCGGCGACTTCCGCAAGGTCTGGTACAATCGCTGCGTTAAGATGGGACTCGGGAAGATGGTCCAGGCGAAGGACCTGAAGACGGGCGAACCGCTCTTCCAGAAGTTACGCGGGCCGCGGTCGAAACCGAAGCCAAAACTGATTTACGAGGGTATGATCTTCCACGATCTGCGCAGGACGGGAGTTCGCAATCTCGTTCGCGCAGGCGTGCCGGAGCGAGACGCGATGGAGATCACGGGGCACAAGACGCGGTCAGTTTTTCAGCGATACAACATCGTTGACGAACGCGACGCCGTAAACGCGGGCCGGAAGCTGGAGAAGTACATTTCTGAACAGTTTGGTGCAAGTTTGGTGCAAATCGACGAGCCCGAAGCGTCGACGACAACACTACCGAATTGAAACATAAAGAGTTAGGGGCGTAGCTCAGTGGTAGAGCAGCGGCCTTTTAAGCCGAAGGTCGTGGGTTCGATCCCCACCGCCCCTACCAAACTTGCTGGTTCTGTTCGGCTTATTTCCAACTCGCCAACAAATCAGCTACTCGCCAACAATTCAAACTACTGGACCGCGTATTTCTCCACTCGATCGCAGTGCGTCTCAACAGCTTTGCGTTGAGCATTGCCCACGACGTGGCCGTAAAGGCCCAACGTAATTCGCGGGTCAGAATGCCTCAGCTGTTTCTGCACTACGGCCGGTGTGGCGCCGCTTTCCAGAAGTTCGCTCGCTACGCCGTGGCGTGCTGCGTGAAACCCGCCGCGGGGAATTCCCAACTTTTTTAGCAGCGGGTGCAAAACTTTCTCCCGCAACTTATTTGCTGAGTAAGGCCGTCCGTTTCGATTCACGAACAGCAAGCCTGTTTCGCTTGCCGGCGCCGTGAGGAAATTACGCAGCCTTGCTTCGAGCTGCGGAGGCATCGGAACGTCAGCACTACTCGCATCCGACTTGCAGGCCGTAACCGTGCGCGTGGCTGAATCGACCGATTGACGCACGCGAATGATCTTGGCCTGAAAATCCAAATCACACACCCGAAGCGCCAGAGCTTCACCGACCCGCAGCCCGAGGATCCCGACCAAAGCGAACATTGTCGAGAATGGTTCCCGTGCCGCTTGAATGATTTTGCCAACTTCTTCCGCGGAGAAACATCTCTGCTCCATCCTGACGCCACGGCGTGGCAGGGTCAGATCCGACAGCGAAAACTTTGCAGTCGGATAGTCCCATGCTTTTGCCTTAGCGATGATGGAGCTGAGCGTCAGCAGAATATTTTCGATTGTTTTCCTCGAGAGCTCACGACTCGCCAGAGCTGTAACGAAGGCCTGAATACGCTTCGTGTCCAACTCAGGTAGCGAAAGCTGTCCGAGGATCGGAACGATGTGAGTTCGCAAATGTGACTCCGCTGCTCGCACCGTTGAGTCCTTCAAGTTCACCGAAACATTGGTACGCCACTCTTCGACGAACTGACTGAGCGACAGCCCGTTTTTCGGTGGCTTTTTGATTGTGGCATTTACGCGATCGAGGTACGGCTGGAACAGCTCCCAGGCTTTGTTCTTCGACAGCTTGTCGACCGGGCCCAGCCTGATCATCCTTTGCTCGCGGTGGATCGCACCGTTTGGAAGAACGATGTCTTCGCGATACATTCCGCAGCGCATTGGATTTCGAGTGCCTCGGATCACGAGGGCACCCTTCTGAAAACGTCTCCTTGGCAAAATGCCTCCCGCTGGCAACGCGAAAGGCGTAGCGGGTGGCAGGGTAACACCTGAATCCTGGCCGTCAACGAATTTTGCAGGCGTGCTCATCTTAGTTCTTGAAGTTGTTCGCTCCAAACGTCGTAGAAATCGATTCTGCCGATATCGCGCAGAGGGTCTGGAAGGCGCGCATCAATTCTTCATCGCTGAGAGCGTCTTCGATTTCCTCACGAGTTATGCCCGCCGGCGCCGCGCGGAGAATTGACGCGTGAATCATCGAAAGCGCCAAGTCGGCGCAGCGGCCACATATTTGTGCGTCGAACTGGCCGTTCTTCACAAGCGCCTGAAGTTCCTCGGCAATCTGCATCGCCTTTTTGCGCTCGGAGATCCGCATCGCAGTAAGCACGAAGCTCTTGTCGCCGATTTTTATAGTTGCGCTCATTGTGAGTTCCGCAGTGGATATTGCGTGCGCTCCTCAGTAGAGTTCGCCTCTGTCGGCGGCGCATCGACGAATCGCACGCGCTCCGGGTCGAATTCGAGCGGGACGACGCCTGTGCGATCGTTCCGTGATTTGATTACGTACACGTTTGCTTTTCGCTCGTACGCGATGTCCATCCCTTTGCTGAAGAACTCGCGTGCGACCCAGAGGATTACATGCGGCGTATTTCTGACTGACGAATCGCCCCAGATGTCGTCCAAGTGCGGCTGCGCGCCGCTCTGGATTTTCGGCGGAACTTTCCGAAGCTGCGATAGCAGAACCACGCACACGTCAAGGCGCTCTGCCAGGCGTTTCGCCGCCAGGACGAACGCGCGTTGATGACGGAAGACGTTGTCTTCGTCACCCTTCGGATCGATGCCGGCCTCGATGATGAGCTGGTCGTAGTCAATCACGACGATATCGAGCCCCTGTGCGCGTTTCACCGCTTCAGACATGGCCCACACGCGCGTCGGCGTAATGTCGCGGTCCACGAAACGGATGTCCCGTTGCCGTTCCGATACAATGCGAAGTCGCTCCAGCTCCGACGCGTGCAGGCGATCCGGGCGCCGCACGAAATAAAACTTCACGAAGGCATCGAAGGCAAGTTGCCGAAGAGCAAACTGCTCAGCCGGCATCTCCGCGGAGAAATACAGCGCTTTGTGCCCGTCGAGATCACACTGCATCGCAAGTTGCAGTGCGAGTTGCGATTTTCCATTCGACGTCGGGGCGACGATCAGGACAAGTTCTTTCGGACGGAGCCCGCCAGTCATTTCGTCGAGGTCGCCGAGCCCAAACTTGAAATACCGGATGCTCTGTGGGTCGCGATTCGCAGATTCAATTTCCCTGAAGGCGCTCGCCGCGACGTCACTCCACGACCGCGCGACAACCGGCGCATCGCTGCCGGCTGCGATATTCAAGGCGGAATCGACCGCGAAACCTGCTATATCGTCAGCCGAGAGGATCGAATCGCCCGGGCCCTGGTCTTTGTTCCACGCGAGATCCTGAATTTTCTCCCCGAAACTGATTAGGTCGCGACGTTTCGACCGTTCCCGAACGATGCGAGCGTAGTGCGAAACATTGTTGACGCTCGGCACGCCATCGATCAGCGATGACAGATAGCCAGCCTCGACGTTCTGCAACTCGCCCGAAGAGTTCAGGTCTTCCAAAACCGTGACCAGGTCAGGCGGAACGCCGCGCGCCGCGAGTGACTGAATGCGGCGAAAGATCAGACGATGACGAAGATCGAAAAATTCTTGCTCGCGAATCAGCGTCTGGATCTCCACCGCGGCTTTCGGATTCAGTAAGGCTGCGCCGAGCAACACCCGTTCCGCCTCGAGATTCGCGGGTAGCGGCTTTGTGATGTTTTCCACTCAACGCTCCGTCGGCCTGATCGATCGCACGGTCGGCATGTTCCTGGCGGTCGTAGCTCCGACCAACTCAGCGGTGTCCGTTGATTGGGCCGGGGCGCCTTCGTTCTTTTCGATCGCACGCTTCAACCTGAAAAGCTCAGGCGGAATACGAATCTTCTGGTTTTGGCAACGCTGGATCGCTTGCTCAAGCGTGTCGGTCAGTGATTGCCCGTTGCGATTGCTGAAGTAAAACTCGACCGCTTCTTGGAATGGCCGTGCGCCGAAAGGTCCACGTGCGCCGATTGCGGACCATGCTGGATGCGGGGATTTCTCAGCCGGCTGCTCCTCGATCGACGCCGGCGGCCGGTGCTTCGCGGATTTGAGCGCCCACTTGAAGGAATCTTTGACTCGAATTATTAGTCCATAGCGAGTGCGCTTCGAGACGATGTAGCCGTGTTTCTCGAGATGATTGACGCGCCAGGATGCGATCGTTTTCGCGTGGATCCCGAGTTGCGCGCCGAGAAGCTTGTCGGTGACAGGCTTGCCGCCGAGGACCAGGCCATCCGTGCCGTCGCCAGTCGTGACGAGATTCTCAAGCGCTAGTCGCAATACCAGCGCAGGGCCAACTTGAGAGACGTGCGGCTGCTGAAGGAAATGCAGAGGCACTGGCACGAAGTGCGCGTCGGATTTGAGCGGCTCGGTCACGCTAGGCCACTAGCCGCTCGAGCTCGAGCAATTCGCCCAAGGCGAAGAGTCTTTCCAAGGAAGATAAGTCGATCGGCAGATCTCTTTCGGCACGGCCGGCGAGCAGACGTGCTTGGCCAGAGAAAATCTCGCGGAGGTCGCAAAGTTTTTTTGGGGAATCTTCACACCTGGCTTGACACGAGCCAGACTGCGGGTAGATATTTTCCATGTTGGTTCCTCTGCCGGCCGCCGTCCAAAAGCTAGCCGGTACTTCTTTACAAAAAGAGTGATCGTGGGTCGCCTACCCGCGGTCGCTCTTTTTTTTCGGTCCACTTAGGCCGAGAGACGCTTCATGTTGCGTAAGAAATTCTGTTTTTCTTTGCTCAATTCGGGACCGCATTTTTTGACGCCTGCCCAACGCGCTGTGTCCGCCACAAGCTCATCGAACCCAGGCAGAGGCGAAACAATGCGCCCGTCGAGGCGCGCGGCCTTCAGCGCGATCACGCTGTCCGACCGCCGCTCCGCAATTCCGCGATTGATCAGATCTTCAGCGTTCGCGGCGCTGACGCGTTTTAGAATTCTTCCCGACGAAGGATCTGCCAAAGACACTCGCATCGAATGCTCCTACGGCTGAATAGCCTCAGCTGGCTTTGCTTTATTGCGCGCTCGACGCGAGCTCCAGGACTGCGTCGATCGGAATCCGAACCGAATGTCTCACCTTCACGTGAGGGAGCTTTTTTTCTGAGAGCAACCGGTTGATGGTCCGAAGAGAGACTCCGAGCGCCTCGGCGGCTTGCTTCTTGTCCATCAGCAATTTCATAACGATTCGCAGGGTATGTCAGCGTGGGCCATTGCGATATCGCAAACCTTAGACTAGAAGCAAAAAGTTGGAAGTTCGCGGAAGTTTGCGGAAGTAAAAGCGGAAGTTTGCGGAAATGGTTTACGTCTGGTTGCCGTGCCTGGAATTGAATTCGTCGATAAATTTCCCGTCAACCACGATGCGGCCCGTAGATGTCTTGGTGAGTTTCTGCCCGTTACAGAGAGTCCGAACCTGTCTGGTTGAGATACCCAGTTCGCCGGCGGCTTCGACTTGCCTCAGTGATTTTCGTTTCCTCAGCTCGTCAACGTTCCTGCATGGCGAATACCCTTTTGGCGCTGGCGCCGGATTCAAGGGAATCGACCGGAGCTCGCTTGCGGTAGTTCCCATTTCCTCAGCGATCACGGCAAGTCGATGCTTTTGGTAATCCTCGAAGAAACGTGATCCCGCGTCTGACGCTGCTCGCTTTCCCTTGATCCACTCCAGCATGGTCTTCTTCTCGACTTCCTTGTGAAGGTCTTCGTCATTCTCGCGAAATGCAGCAGCGATGCCAGACTCGGCGAGAGGTCTTGCGTGCGCGGGCTTCTTCGGCTGCTTTTTCCCGCGACGTTTCTGAGGCTCTGGAGTCACGGCAAGAGTCTTCCACATGACGCTTGACGGGTCAATAGAAATACGCTAGTGTCTATATCGCAATGAAAACACTCTCCACTCCTGAAGTGGCAAAGTTAGTCGGAATTCACCAGATAACGTTAGAGCGTTGGCTCGCCGCAGAAAAGATTCCCAGCCCAAAGAAATTGCGGACTGGTCGGCGGATCGTTCGGCTGTGGACGAATCGGGACGTGGAGAGGATTCGGAAGTACAAGCAGGAAAACTATCGCAAGGGCAGAGGCCGAAAGCCGAAAACGACGAGGGGAAAGTAGATGCGGACCGGCTACGTGTTGCAAAGACTCACGACGGCGGTTACGGAGATGGCCAGAGGCACTGACACGCTACCACGTCGGCTCGCAGACGCGGTCAAATTCCACTTGCTCCAATTCAGACCCGAAGACTTCCCGGAGCACCTGAAGCCCGAATTTGAATATGTCATGCACGAGACGATGAAAGTCGCGTCAGCCGTGAAGGAAGGCAGCGTCGAGGCCAGCACGCGCGACATGCCCGAGGCCAAGGTGAAGCAGCTGATCGAAAAAATCGTCATCCTGTTCGTGGAAACAGCGAAAGTAGCTGGAGGAAACGAAGCAATTGAGCTTCTGAGAGAGAAGTAAGAGCGGGACGCGCCGGTGCGTCTAACACCGACACGCCCCTAAACACCAAAGGAGGGTTAGTCTCCCATGGCATCTGCCACAAAGAGTATTCCGCCCGCAGTCCCCCTGCAACCTCTGAGCCGGGAGTACCCGATAATACCTTGTAACCCTGGAATTGGTGATTCGGATGTGGCTGAATTCGATGCCGTGTCCGAGTCGCCAGTCCGGTCCTTTGCCCGCGCAAACCAGGAGCTCGCCGCATCCTTCGAGCGCTACTTGATCGCTCGAGGAACGTCGCCGGCAACTCGTACTGCTTACGCAGAAACCATCTCCAGGCTTATCGAACTCCTCGGGTCGATAAGCGTGGCCGCCGCGGATCGCTCAGCGATTCGGAAATTCCTCGGCACGTTGTGCGATCGAGGACTCAACCCGCATTCCATCAACCGTCACACCTACGCGATTCGCTCGTTCTTCAAATTCATACGCCTTACCGGGATTACGTGCGGCGGCGATGTTTCGCTGACGATGCCCTACCGGAAACTGGCGCACCGCGTCCCGCGGGTTCTTACAGTCGCGGAGATCGAGCGCCTGATCGATGCGTCCAAGACGCCGCTCGAACGTGCAACCGTCCAACTGCTTTACTCGACCGGCGTTCGGGTATCAGAGCTTGCGCGGATTCGCCTTGACGACATCGACTTCTCAAAACCTGAACCGCCCTGGACTGTGCGGATTCGCAAGGGCAAGGGCGGGAAGGACAGAGTTGTGCTCATCGGGGAATTTGCCGCGGCCGCGATTCGCCGACTGCTCGAATATTATCCGTCGAAAACTGGTCTGTTATTTGAAGCGCCCACGCGCGGTGCGGGATCGCTCGCCAAGAGAGTTCCGTTCGGTTCCTGGGTGGGCAGCTACTACGAACGCGGCGTGCAGCGCACCGTCAAACTCGGCAAGGGCACCGAGACAGAGGCGCTAGCGAAGCTCAACCGCATCACTTCCAAGATCGCCGGCTTTCGCGTCCTGCCATCGCGGCCGTATCCGTCGCGGGCGATACACAGAATCCTCACGCGCATCGGAGAGAGAGCGCGCATCGAAGGTGTGCACCCGCACGCCATTCGCCGTGCGTTTGCAACCCACATGCTTGAGGGCGGCGCAGATATCCGCGTCGTGCAGGAATTGCTCGGGCACACAAACATTGCCACAACCGCAATCTACCTAAACCTTTCCCCGGAGCACGTCAAAAAGGTCCACGCCAATTGCCATCCCAAAGGAGACAACTATGTCGCGCAAAAGTAAGGCAACGCCGGCGATTCGCACCGAGCTCCTGGCGCCGCAGTCCCTCGACATGAACGCGCAGTTTTCCGCGATGGTCGAAAGAAAAGTCGCGGAGATCCTCACGTCGCAGCATGGCGCCGTGCTCGAGCCGTTCTTCCAGCCGGCGGACATCGCAAGGGGCATCACGAGGCAGCAGACCGTCCCGCAGCAAAGAAAGTGGACCTACTACATGGAGCAGTGGGGCTGCCTCTTTTGTCACTCGAAAGAGCGCAGCCACCGCGCTTGTGGCATGTGCTCCGGGTGCTATCGGCGCGTCGCTTCCCGGCTCCTCGCGGTTATTCGCGAACACACGAGAAACGAAGCCATGCCAGCGCGGGTTGATGCAGTGCAACTGGCGCAAACAGCGCTCGCGCCGTCGTTGAAGTTGCTCCACGGCGAAACAGTGTCCGTCAAAAAGATGCCGCCGGGGAGGTCGTGATGAGAATTGCGCTGTACGCACGCGTCAGCACAATTGGAAACGGTCAGTCACCGGAGATGCAGCTTCGCGAGCTGCGTGAGTATTGCGATCGCCGAGGCTGGACCGGCGCCGGCGAGTACGTTGACGTCGGGATCTCCGGAACGAAAGAGAAACGCCCCGAGCTCGACCGGCTTCTGGTGGACGCGCACCGTCGCCGCTTCGATGCGGTCGTCGTCTGGAAGTTCGATCGCTTCGCACGATCGGTGTCGCATCTGCTCCGCGCGCTCGAAACGTTCAAAGCCCTGGGCGTCGAGTTTGTTTCGCTCTCGGAGCAAGTGGACACAACCACGCCAACCGGCAAGATGATCTTCACAGTCCTGGGCGCCGTCGCGGAGCTCGAACGCTCGTTGATCGCCGAGCGTGTGAAGGCTGGACTACGGAACGCGCGAGCGAAGGGCAAGCGGCTCGGAAGGCCGCGAGTCGTCGTGGATGCTTCGAGGATTGCCACACTGCGCGCACAGGGCGCGTCCTGGCGAAACGTAGCGCGCCAGCTGATGGTGTCGGAGCGTTCCGTTCGCCGGCTGGATTCGCGGCGCGGCAAAAACCCCACCGCACCACCCCAGGCAAGTCGTCACCTTGCAGCGGCCGGATGACCGACTTCCTCTGCGGCACAATCATATGTTTTTGCCGCAGTCGGGGTTTGTCTTTGCTCTGAGGTTTTGAATTCCTCTTCTGGGTCGTCACTCTCAGGCGGCTATAGCAGCAGCTGCTGTATATCGTCCTCTTCTTGTCTGATCTTCGTGGCTGAGTTTCGCTCCATCTGGATGGAAAAATCTCAGCATCTGGACCCTCATAGAGAGTGTTTCTCAGCATCTAAAAGGCCCCAGATGCTAAGTTAAGCTCCATCTCAACGGGTCAGATGCTGAGTAATGCTCCATCTCAAATTAAATATCGGGTCGAGGCGAGCGACATCCCAAGCGCCGTTTGTTGTAAGAAAGACACAGAACTTACGATTCGTTTCGTGCGCACCACTGGTGCGGTAATGGTGCGGTTGGAAGCTTGAAAGACGCATAAAACGGGGTATCATTCTCGGCATGCCACTCACTGCCAGAGACAGACTTGCTCTAATTCGAGTGAAGATCGACCGAGCCAAGAAGCACCTTTCAGAGCTGGACGCCGAAGTCGCTTCCATTCGAGGGCAACGCCAGACCGTTGTGGAAAAAGTCGAGCACGACATGGGGATGCACCGCTTCGTGGATTTAGATATCGGGCCGTTCAACGTTCTCGCGACCGCTGGAGACGTAGTGCAAAACCTTCGGAGCGCCCTCGATCACCTGGCCTATCAGCTTGCGAAAGTCGGAAACCCTGAAATCGAACCAAGTCACTACCTTTCGTTTCCCGTCTGCCGCAGTGCCGAAATTTATGAGAAGACGAAGGATCAAAAATTAGCAGGCGTGCGGAAGGAAGCAATTGCAGCGATCGACGCACTGAAGCCCTACAAGGGAGGAAATGAAAAACTCTGGGCGCTTCACAATCTGAACAACACCGACAAACACCGCCTTATTCTTCCTGTTGGGCGCGACCATTTGTGGACTGGGGAGGGATTCGACGGAGGTTTTTGGCTCAAATCCGACAACCCGATTTTCGATGAATTGGTCGGGGATTCAGGAACGGCGCTTCTGCCAACTCTTCACGCGCTGGTAGATTTTGTGGACGGCCTGGTCTCGGATTTCAAGCCGCATCTTGAGAACGCTGAGGAAAAAGAAATAGCGACCGCCAAAGCAGCTGGGTAGAGCGAAATTCAGCTCCCCAGTCCATAAACAACTCGCGTCACCGTTTTTTCGACCGCCGCGGGCCCACCTTCGCGCACCTGTTGTGGCTTCGGCGCCAAACTTCCGTCGGCCTTATCGCGATCCGCCTGCTCTGCAGCCTGTTTGTAGAAAAACCAGATGCCGCCAGGCTCGCACTTGCGGAAATAATCGAGCGCAAGCGTGACGCTATCGACCTGGTCGTCGTGAACGCCGGCATCGAATGAAGAAATCTCATCCATGAAGTCGGCGAGCCAGGTTGCTTTCTCGGGCAGATAGACTTTTCCGGCTTCGACGATCGGCGTCACCGCTGTCGCCCGTGCGGTCTTGTCGCCGTCGACTTTACGAGGAACAACCGGAAGCGTCGTCATGCGCTGAAATTCCTGCACGAGCGATTGCCCGCTCGCTTTGTCCTCAACGATGATGATGTTCGGCTTGTGCTTCGAGGCGAGGATTTCGACCTGGCGCTTGAGCTCCGGGAATTCGACACGGCCGCGCCAGAGGTCGAGCAGGTAATATCCGTTTTCCGCTCTGCCCCACGTCGTGCCGACGCTGTAATCGTTTTCCGTGCCTGTCTTGAAGGCCGTATCCCAACTCTGCAGCACGAAATTGAAGTGCGGAGGATCCGTGTAGCTTTTCCACCAATCGCGCTTGAAGATCGCGCCAGCCGCGGCGACCGGACGCTGCTGATAGAGAGACTGCCACGCGGCGCCGCCGACTGCCCGCCGAATCGTTTCGAGCGAATCGAGTGAGTATCGCGATGGCCAGAGTGCTTCGCCGGTCTTTCGGAAGGATTCGTCCTCTTCCGCCAGCGCCGGCATGTTGATCACTTCCCAGCGCTCCTCGAAGTGCTCGCGCAAAAGCCAGCCGGCCAAGTCGTCAGTGTGCCAGCGCGTCTGGATGATTACGATCGCCGCTTGCGGCTGCAGGCGCGTGTAGGCGACGTTTGAGTACCAGGATTGCAGTTCGCGCCGTACGGCGTCGCTGCGCGCTTCCTGCGAGTCTTTTAGAGGGTCGTCGATCAAGAGCAGGTGCGCTCCGCGGCCGGTGATCGCGGCCCCGCGGCCCACGGCGAAATAGCTTCCGCCGCTCGTCGTATTGAATCGGTGCATCGATCCAGAATCGCCCGAGAGCTGGCAGTCGGGGAAAATCGCCTTCTGCTGGGCATCGGCTACCAGGTCGCGGACCGCGCGGCCGAAGTCGTCCGCGAGCTCCTGGCCGTAACTTGCGGAGATCACGAAGCGGTTCGGGTGTTTGCCGAGAAACCATGCAGGGAAGCGCTGCGACGTAACGAAGCTCTTTCCGTGTCGCGGCGGCATGAAGACCATCAGGCGGGTAATTTCGCCGCGCTCAACGGCCTCGAGTTTATCAATCAAAACCCGGAGATGTGGCGCGAGCTCGAAGCCCGGGAATGACAGGATGCAATAGGACGCAAGCGAATCGCGCGCGGCCAGAGCCAGCAAATCACTCGGAACGGTGGTCACGATGACAACTCCGGTCGATGAGTTTTTGCGAGGTACGCCTGCATTGCGCGCTTTGCCGTCTCTTCGTCCACGTTGAGGTTCAGAATGTTCACCTGGGGAGGTTTCAGTTCGCCGCCGATCTTCGCCCGCAGCTCTGTGAGGCGGGTTCTCTCGCGCAGCGCGGCGATCGCGGCCCGGAGATCCCCGGACGCCCTGGCTTGCTCCTGCAGTCCCTTCGCCTCTTCTTCAAGATTTGTGATCTGGCCGACCAGGTCACTGGCGTGCGTGAGGACGGTCGCCTCATTCGACTTCGCAACGATGGCCGGCAGATGGCGAGAGTGACGGAGAATCGAATCGCGCGAGACGTTGAAGATCCCCGCGAGCTGACGCTGCGACTTCCCAGCGACGATGGCCCGGTCGATCGCATCGCGTTCCAGATGATTGCAAATTGTGCAGGCTGGCATTTTGGAAGAATCCCTTTTCCGCTTCAGCTGCAGCGCCCCCAATGGTAAGAGCGCTGCAGCCTTGGCAGAGTCGCGACGCCCCATTGACGTAAGGCGCCCTGACGCCGCCGCCGAGAAGAGCGCCGCGGACCACGACGCGACGGGAGAGCCCGGCCGGCGAGCTCGCTTACTTCAATTCCTCGAGGCTTTTCTTGTCATCCGGAGGCTTGGACGCAGTAATCGCCGGCCGCCATGCACCGAGCGAGCCTCGCGCGTTCTGCCAGTGCTCGTTCCACGCGACACCATTTTGCGAGCTCTCGAGCTGCAGTGCCTCGCTCAAGAGTTCGTTCTTGTCCCGCTCCGACAGAGAGGGGTCGATACCGGCCTCGAAGAGTAATTCGCTCTTGTGAAACCGCTCGCGACAAGCGGCCCGCCAATGCGCGATCTCGTTGTGCGCGTGCTTTCCGATTCGCTCTCGGTATGATTCGACGCGCCGGCGCCGTGATTCCTCGGCACGCTTCTCGAAGATTTCATTCCGCGGTCCGGCGAGCTGTGCGATCGAGAGGTCGACGTCGCCAAGCTTCATCCGCAGCCCGTCAACCTGCCGCTGCATCTGAACTTTTTCGTGGTCCAAGGAATCCGCGCGCACCGAAGCTGATTTGTCGCCCTCGGCGATTCGCGGCAAGAGATTCTGACGCTCACCTTCGAGCGTCCCGACTCTCGCTTCCGCCTGGTCGATCTGGTCCACCAGCCGCGCACGGTCTTTCGCGAGCTGGTCGTATCTTTCGAGTACCGCTTCTGGTGCGACTGCTGTTGCGCCCATCTGCTATTCCTCCTGGCGGGCCCATGCCCGCGCATTCCCATCAACGATTTTTCGTCTGCCTACGGAATGAGATTGAAGCCGAAGATTTGCTGAAGATCCTTGTACCCGCTGCAGCTCGTGACCGCGCCGATGCTGCCTGCGGCGGAAGGATCACGCGCTACGCCGGGTTTGCGCGCATAGATCACGATGGAATTGCAATTCCCAAAGGTTTGATATCCTTGGGTCGTGAGCGCAGCTGCCTGCCGGAAATACGCGGCGAGACCTGACACTCCATCGGCTTCGAGGAGTTGGCAATTCTGCTCATGTGTCAGCAACGCAGCAGCTACCGCGTCCACGGCGGTCTGTAGAGTAGCGAGCCCTGCCTTCGCGGTGTTGTAGTCGGTCTGGATTTTTTCAAAAGTTGCTAGTGGCATTTTGCTTTTCTCCTTGGCGAGTCATGCTCGCCACTTCTAAGTTTTTAATCCCCGCTACCTGCTGCCGGCGAATTTGCTCAACTGTCTCGACCCATCCGTCTTGATCGCCGTGAAGGTCGCGCCGTACATGCACGGGTTATCAACCAAACTCAGTTCCCTTGGCTGCGCGGTGTATCTCTGAAATTCGCCATCGGTCCATCGCTTGACATAGCTGCCGCCGATAGAAAATCCGGTGTAAACACCTTCGAGGACTTTCTTCCACTCATTGTCGTCAACGATCTTCGCGACGACGGGGATTCGTTTGTTGACGTCATCGAACTCAATGGAGATCAGTTTGCCGGCACTGATCTTGTCGTGCATCGCGCGGACGTTGCCGAGACTTTTGCCGTCGGTGTCCTTGCGGAATTGCTCAGCCCATTTCGCGATGTAGGGCTTCGAGGTCGCGTAATCGAAGATTTCATCCGCCTTGTCGGGTTGCTCCTCGGCCATGATGCCGTGGACTTCGCGCTTCGCGACATCGACCTTAACGATCGGCACGAAGATCAGAGCCTGCTCGCCGGCCGTGGACATCACTTGCGATCCGTAACGCTTTCCCAACCGGTCGCCACCATAGATCTTCGCGAGCTTTTCACTGCACTCCCGATTGATCCTTGCGGCGAGTTCCCTGGCGTCGCGAAGAATCTGATCGCCGCTCTTCCCGGCAAACTTCTGCGCGCGCGGCCGGTCCCAGAATGAAGCGCGAGGCTCGACCGTCTTCCACACTTCCCGTGCCAGTGATTTGCCCTTCCCGACACTCGCTTGCTCGATGGGATTTCGGATTGGCCTGTCTTGAATTTCCTTAATGCCGGCGGCGAGCACGGCCGCTTCCCGTTTTTGGCTGATCGACCAGCTCGTTTCCGCAAGAGCGCGACGCGCATCGGTGAGTGGAGTCGCCCCCTTGTTGTCGACGTCACTGGCAGCTATTTCCATCGCATTGTCGAGCGCGATATCGAGCAGCTCGGCGACGAATGCGTTGTTTTCGATTGGATCGCTTCGGAGCTCCTGCCTTGCGAGTTCGAGTGCCAGGCCGACCTGCGGATCTCGAGAGAAATTCGTGCGATCGAGCTCGCGGCCCAGGGCGACGGCGTTGGCCAAGAGTGTGCGAACACTTTCACTCCAAGCCTTATCAACTTCGCTCATGACGCCCGCCGATTTCTCGAGCCCGAAAAAGTGCGCTGCGTCCCGCGCGCGTGGCTCGGCCGCTGCCGCCTTGGCGAGATCCTGCCGGCGTGCCGGTTGCTGATCGTATACTTTGGCGTAGTGCTCTAACGCTGATTCAAAACTCATTCTGGTTTCTCCTCTTGCCCTGACTATCGGGACGTCACACCCATTCCGCGAAGTTTCTTTCCAATCGTGCGACTGATTCGAGCGCTGTGCTTGTCCAGGAAATTCTGCGCGTCCTTTCCGTCGATGAAGTGGTTGTGCATGTGGACGTGAATTTCACGACCGCCACCGCCCGGAGCCGCATCAGTGAAGCGCTTCGCGATCGACGCCGGCAGGACCACTTCGTTTTCGTGAATCATTGCCATCATGTCTTGCGGAACGACCATTCCGCCGGCCGCTGACGCAGCGCCACTGCCGAGGGCTGCTACCAGCGCGAACACGGTAGGTGCGACCACAAGGTTCAGCGGAAATGGAACCGCAGCGTAAGCGTTTGCCGCAGCGGTGTAGGCATCGCTGAAAACCTTTTTCGAGTTCGCGAGTCCTTGTGCGGCAGCGATGCTAGCGTTGCCGGTCACGGTCAGAATCTCGAGGAGCGCCCAATGTTCAGCCCATTTGACGGCAGCCATTGCCAGCGATTGCGTGATCGAAGAGACGATCTCAGCGCCCATGTGCCGGAAGGCCCTGTCTACGCGCTCAGTGCCCATGACGATGCCGTTGAGCGCCCTCTCGAATGGCTTGTTGATCTCGCTTAAGGCCTTTTCCATTTTTTGGCCGGCCTTTATCTGATCGTCGGCCAGTTTTTGAGCGATGGTCTTCGACTCCTCCGCGTGTTTTCGATCGAGCTCGGTGAGCTGCTGATCGACTTTGCGACGCGCATCAATTTCGTTCGGCGCGAGCGTATTGAGCCTTCGGAGGAGAGCATTACGTTCAGTTTGGAAATCTGCATCCAGAGCTTTCTGCCTCGCCGCGGCGAGTTGCGAAGCTGTCAAAAGGCCGACACGAAACTCGCCTTCATACCGCTCATCTGAGGCCTTCAGCGCTAATTGCGCGCTTTTGGTTGAATCGCGGAGTTGATCTTCCGAGGACTTCTGGATTTCTTTGTAGGCTGCGACAGCAACGTCCGCCATTTTCGCGTAGACCTGCTCCGACGTCGGACCGACCTGCTTCAACGCGTCAAGATTCGATTTCACCGTCGATTCAGCCAGCTGCAGTCCAGCGGTCATCTTCGAGAAGTCAGGCGGCACGATCTGTAGCTTCAGCGTTTTCTCTGCCTGGGCGCCGCCGCTCTTACTGAACTCTTCGAGCTGTTTGTGCAGCTGCTCGGTTGCGAGTTCCGTGCGCACTCCAAGGTCTTGTTGCTTCAGAGCCAAGAGGTCGAGCAATTCGGTGTAGGCCTGAATCTGAGCTTTCGTGATTTCAAGCGTGCCCTTTCCGAAAATCTCAGTCTGAGGATGTTCGGTGAGTTGCTTCGCGGCCCTCTTGAGGCGCGCCAGTTCGCTCTCAACTTCGCGGACCTGGCCGCCGATTTCCTTCGCTGGAAAAATCGTGTGAGCCTTGAACGCTTCCTGCACCGATTCGGGGAACTCTTTGAATTCCTTCGACGCAGTATCGAAATGCGATTGCAAGTCGACGATTTCGTTTGCGAGAGATCCGAGTCGCGCTTTTGCGCCAACGATGCCGCCTTCGGAAAGATTCAGTAATTCGGCCTGTGTTTTGGTGATGGAGTTCGCGAGCGCGATCTGAGTGGGAATCAGTTTCTCGCCAATAGCCTCGAGTGCCTCGAATGCGCTCTTCAGGTTGTAGGTATCCTGGTAGAGCTCGACCAGCTTCTCGCCTGTTTCGGCAAGGATTTTTCCGATCATGATCAGCGCCACTGGCGTGAACGCTGCGGCGAGTGCCGGGCCGATCAATTCGCTGTGAGCCAGGAACGACGACACCAGGCGCGGAAGCTTAATGCCTACCTCCTCGCCCAGCCCTGCGGCCGCATGGCGGGCTTCAGTGAAGGAGTAGCCTGCCTTCTCAACGGTTGCCGGTACTGAGTCGAATGCGGCGCTGATTCGTGCGGCAGTTTTTTCGGC